TATGAGGAGGTACTTTTAGTTGAAGGTATACTTCGTTTTTCTTTTTAATAAGAACATCACTCATCTATACCTCTAGAATAACGTAACCAATCAATTGCATTCTTTATTTGGAATGAACGATTGTTTATGTTATTTAGTATCTCTTTGAGAGTTTTCTCATAGGTATCATATAGGTCTAACCGAGCCTGTGCTTTATTTAACTCTTCATCTGCATTAAGATAGATGGGAACTTCATTCTTCATAATTTTTACATCAGGTGCAAGTTCTTCTCTTCCCATGAAGAAACTATACTTCTCTTTATAAAGTTTATGAAATGCATATTGTGCTTCTTTTTTAAGCAACACCATTCTTTGGTATTTGTCTAACCATTTACAATGTAGTATAGGTATTTTGCGTGCGTCATCAAATAAGTCATCACTCATTACAGCATCTTCACGCCATTCATTCAGAAATTTTTCATTAAAATTCATAATGTTAGTTCATTGTCATTCTTATCTAGTAGTTTAAAGTAAGTATATTTAAAGGTAGCGTCTGCAGTTAAGTACTGTATGTCATTAGTGTCTACACTAAATGGTAAACTTGATAACCCAACAGGGAATGCATCATACAATTTGACTACAGTTTGAGTGTTGAAACTACTGTTTAGTATTCTAAGAGTAAGATCCAATCTCTCAACGTCAGCACCTTGATGTTTTTTATCTAGCATGGTATTAGCAAACTCTCTCCATTGGTCTGCTTTTTGAGGATAAGTTATACCAGTCATCCAATTATGAATGATAGAGTAGTTTGACATATTCTCATCAATCAAAAAAGTCACACTAAAGTCCTCATAATTTAACTTATCACCTGTTAGTTGAAAGTCATTATAGATGGTTGCTTGTTGTGGACCTCCCATTGATATACCAGGTATATTTGCTGCATTACACTGGAATGATACCTCTTTAAAGAAAGGTATATCCAATTGAAATGCTACTGGTGCTAAAAAATTTGACATCAAAAATATAAAGGAGTCCTCCCATAGTATTTAGACACAAAAAAAGAGACCCCGTAGGGTCTCTAGTAAAATATGTAATCTGAATTACATTAAGTTTGCAACAGATACTCTTCTGTAGTAAACGTTTGTGCTTAGGTTACCAGCAGCACTAGGGTTAGAATCGGTAAGAGTTGAATCATATCCCTTAGCAAATGGGTTAAGAACTACGCCATAACGTGTCTTAAATCCGATGCGTGGCTGGAAGTCGTCTTGCCCGACACTACGTACCATCTGTAGAGGTACATAAGGACAATAGAACAGACCAGCATCATAAGGAGATGAACCCTTGTATCCGATAACATAGTACTGATTACCTGAGTTACCTGAAGATGCTGTACCACCACGAGTGATAGTTGCATATGGGTCAATGTAAACTCTGTATCTACCGTTAAGGATACCAGCGAAGGTATTTCCTGTCTCATCAACCGCTAAACGGTTGTTACCTTCGATTGCAGGAGCGTAATCAAGAGCACCAGCCATTGCTAAAGCAGAAGCAACGTCAGCAGAGCACATGATCATGTTACCCTTTCCACGACGAGTTTCTCTCGCAATTGCGTTTGCGTCTCTCTCGATTTGGAACATAAGTCCCTTGAATTTCTCAACAGACCATCTACCATTACTATCAACGTCTAGGTCGAAAGTACCAGCAGTTGCTGTATCGAATTGTGCACCACGCTTTGCAGATTTGTAAATTGTACGAACAATCTCTCTGTTGATTTCCGCTAGGATCTCAGATGAAAGGATGTTTGCCAATTCTGACTCAGCATCAAGACCGTGAATTGCACGTAAATCTTGAGCAAGTTCAATACTGTACTCTGCCTTTAGAGCTCTGGACTTAGCAGTAACCGAGATCTTCTCGATACTGAATCCCATCTCTCTGAAGTCAGGAGCAGAACCGTCACTATCTAATGCCTCAGAGTCCTGTGTGGACATTGGAGCACCATTATTATAGTAACCTTGAACTGTTGCTTCGTTAGAACCTGTAAATGCGTCGTTAAGAACAGCAGGGTTGTCACCTGTTGTTGTAGGACCTGCACCAGAAACGTCGTTAGCACCACCAGTACCTGACTGATTAGGGTTAACTTCGTTAAAGAATGTCTCAGCATTACTTGTGCCAGGACCATCGTAACGAGCACGCATTGCAAAGATTAGTCCAGTAGGACCACTCATTGGTTGAACACCTGCTAGGTCATAAGCAACCAAGTTAGGCATTGCACGTCTAATCAATGAGATTAGAACTGGGTCGAAACCTGCAACTGACTGGTCACCACCTGAACTAAAACCAGCAGCACCTGTACCACCTGGGTCTGTGTTCATTGTAGGAATCGCTTCAGAAAGTATCTGGCGTTCCTGTCTAATTACTTTTTCTTGGTTCTCTAAGAGAATAGAGGTAACAGCTTTCTTATAGTTATCTGTGATAGGATCACAGTCACCATGGTCGAGAACTGGTGCCCATTTTTCTTGAAGAACCTTTGACATACCTAATGTCATTTGATTTTTTCTCCGTTTAAAAATTAGGGGTTAATAATCTACTGCCACTGTGAGATAGCGTTGACATATGCTGCCATTGCACCTTCAACGGGTGCTGCTACTTCTCCAGTTGCTACATCTTCCTTAGGAGCAGATACCTGCTTAGGGAAATAGTTTTCCTTAAGGGTAGAAATTTTCTCCTTAAAGGACTCTGCAGATTCAAACTCAACTGACTCAGCAAGTGAAGCAAGCTTCTCTGCCTGTGTCTGAGCTAAACCTTTAGATACTTCGGCAATTAATGATTCACGAGTACGTGCATTAATTGTACCGTTGAGTGAGACGTTCTTATCAATTTGCTCATTGAGCTTCTCTTCCATTTCATCTAGTTTGTTAGTCATCTCATCGAGGACATCATATTTTTCTTCAGGGATTGATACATAATTTTCTTCAAAAAGTTTCTTCATGCCATCCATGAAGGAACCATACATTTCTAGTTTGATGCCATTGTGGATTTCGAGTTCATTCTCTTTCTTCCACTCTTCGGCAACATAAGAAAGGAACTTATCCATTTTTTCAGAAAGTTCGGTCTTAACCTCATCAACTTTCTCAGATAGTTCTTTCTCAAAAGTTTCTTCTAACTTCTTACGTTGCTCATTGATTTTACTCTTTACAGCAGCTTCAAAGATAGTTTTTGTTTTCGCTTTAAAATCTTCAGATAGTTCTTCGCCTGTAAGAAGTGCTTTAACATCGTCATCGACATTAATTTCTTCTTCGACTACTTCACCTGTAGATTCTGTTTCTTCCGCTTTAGTAATGCCTGCAGGTTTCCCGTCAGCAGAACCAGCGTTTTTGTTAACAGCGTTTCCTTTTATTTGTGATGTGCCCTTGTTGGCAATCTTGGATGAGTTGTCATCCTGTTTATAATTTTGGTTGGTAGGACCTCCCAAATCTTCAATCGAAGCATCTTGTGGTGCAGGTACGGAAACTTTTTCCATACCATCTGCACTACCAGCACCATCAGTGACTTGGCGTTCAGAGAGATTCTCTTCGACGAATGTTTCAAATTTTTGGTCAACTGATGCTGACATATTGATACTCCTTGTAAATAATCTTACTTATGTCTGAATTTATTTATAATTATAGTCCTTTCAAGAACTGTTTAAATGCGGAAACCTTCCGTTCCTGCAAATTATATAGGGTAGCAGCATCAATTCCTTTCTTTATAGAAGAAATTTCTTGCTCTTTCAGTAACCCATTATCCCAAACCCATTCTTTTCCTTCCATGATACCTTCTACAAAAGCATCAGGGGCAGATGGATCTGCAACAATATCAGCAGCAGTTGCTAACTGATAGTCATCACGAACGTAGTTTGCACCACCCATTTCTCTTAGAGAACCAACTCCTCTAGAAGAAACACCTAATGATACACCCTCACCGAGTAAAGATTTTGCAATCTGACCCATTGGTGTATCTAAAATTTTTGCTTTACCAATATAATTGTTTCCTTCTCTTACGAGTGATTCAATTTTATGTGAAGCTCTATCCAAATTAACCGTAGGTCCTTCTGGATGTCCGAGTTCTCCTAAAGCACGATTTTTAGAAATGTTCTGTTCATGATATCTACCAACTTCTCTTTCAAGAATATCAATAGGATACACTCTACCATTTCTATTTTTAATTTCACCTTGCAAAAATACACCTTGAATATAATGACTCTTTGTGCCATTATTATCCTCAGTTAGAAATTTTACTTCCTCTATTTGTTCAGTTATTAGTTTCATTGTCTTCGGGTGAAGGGGGTAACTGTTCGTCACTAGCAACAACATCAGGAGAATCAGTTTCTACTTCTTCTTCCTCTTGATCATATAAATGACCAAACATGTTTGAACCTACCTTCTCCTTTTCAAGAGTTAGTATCTCTGCTGCTTTGTTCATGATGACATCTTTAACCGCATCGGATGCATCTGCTAGATGATCCTTCATAATCATGTCAACAATTTTAGTTGTTTCCATAGTAAAACCTCATTTTTATTTAGCGTTTTTGTTGCTAGGTGGTAACGGTGGTTGCTTCATTTGATCAATTTGTGCCTTTTGCATTTCTTGATCTAAATCTGCTGTCTCTTGTTCTTGACCTAACTGAGCAACTGGATCCATTACTAGACCTAGTTTTATCTCACTATTTATCTGCTCACGCATTTCAACTATTTCTTGCTCCGTAAACTGGAGTAGTTGACGCATAACATAATCTTGTGAGAAGTATTTTCCAACATAAAGATCAAGTTCATTTAGAACTTCCATCTTTTTCTGGAGCATCTCTAAATCTTTTAACTCAGAGAAGTGATTATCATAAAGATAATCATACTGGATATGCTCCTTCATCTCCTCCCAGTCGTCAGGTGTGATAACACCTTTCAAGATTAACTGAGTTTTTAATAAATCATGAAATAGATCAGAGAATTTCTTACGGAGACGACCTACAAACTTAGTAAATTTAATCTCATCTCTGTTAATTTCTTCTGACTTACCAAGATCAAATGACTTGTCACTCTCTAATCTTGATGCTGGTACGTTTAACGCTTTGTATAATTGTGTTTGGAAGTACTTGATATCTGTTAACTCACCTAAGTTTTGTCCACCAGGTAGAGTTGTAATCTCTGTTCCTCTACCACCTTCTCTACGTGGTAACCAGAAATCTTCAAGCATACTCATGTGCTTCTTATCGTCACGGATCTCACCAGTGTTTGAGTCGTATACCAACTTATTTCTGTAGCGAGACATGACATCACGAAGGTATTGTTCCGCTTTTATCTTCGGAAGATTACCTACATCAATGTAGAATATTCTTCTTTCTGGTGCACGTGATAATCTGTAGATAACAATACTATCTTCAAGCATTCTTAACTGGTTAAGATACTTGATTGCCTTATGTAAGTAACTTAATACTATATTTTTACCTTGATCTTTTACACCAGATGTAACATATACAATAGCATCATTAGCAATTTTGATACCTTGGTTTGTATTGTTTACACCTTTTTCGTTGTAAATATAAAATTCTGTGGTCTTACCATAATCATATTTCATGAACTGGTCTGCATCCATAGGTGGTTTTTCCACAATACGGAGCTTCTTAATTTTAAGTGGATCAATCCAGCGTAACTCTAATATACCTTTAGATGGATCTTCTAAATCTACCACCTTATGGTAAAACATTCTACCATCAATAAACCATCTTCTGAATATTTGAT